AACGGTCTACAAGTAAGATGTGACCTAAAATCTCCTCGATAACTGTCCTCATATCCTCTCTACCACAGCAGATAAAGTCTAAGAACTTGTCGACGTGCTCGTCGTAAGCCTCGCTATTATAACTGACGTCTAGATAGAACGGTGTAAAGCCACAGTTATACTCTACTACTGTATTTTCTTCTATCACGCCATTACGTAGCTTAACTTTAAATTTTTGTTTAGGGTCGATTAATTCAGCATAGATATATAACTGAGCGTCCAGCTCTGTCATTTGAGCTCGTCTTAACTTTAAATGCTTATTAATCGCTTTGTTAAGTTTGATTTTATCTTTAGAGTAGTTAAGACCGTCCTTAAAATATAAGGCTCCGTTATAAATCTTAATATCTAACTCCTTACAGATAAACTCAGCAAAATTAATCATATCTTTAGGGTCGCCATTATACTGACCGTTAGCGTTAATCTCTACGTTGCTAACACTCTCTACTATAGTAGCAAGCTCTTTTGTCTCTAGTTTTTTGACGAAAATAACGTCGTTAACAAACTGAGCGATATAATTAATGTCGATATCTTTTTTTAGCTCTCTAATGCACCTTAAATGGTAGAATAAAGAGTTATTACGTCCGTCCCCCTCGGCTAGTCCACTAATATTTTTACCCTTAGTGAGTGGGTACATTTCAAGCGGTAAAGGTGGTAAGTCTTTTAAAGTTAACTCACCATTACGCTCACGCTCTACGCCCTTATGTTTGACGATAGCGTACGATTTAGAGCCAGTCTTATAGTCGACTTGAAAGCCTCCCATAGTTATCTTATCGGCTCCATTTTTGATACCTAAGTCAGTAGGTATCGAGTAGTAAAAGTGTATACCTCTACTTGTTTTGACAGTAAGAGTAGGATAGTGAGTAATAAAATACTCTACTATCGCTGACTCGTTGTCGTTATCATTATCGAAGTCTACTACCACTACTTTAGAGTTAAGTAGTAGACCAGCGTTATCTAATTTATCTAAGTCGGTATACGTAGTATCAAACGTGGTAACTGGTTGTTTATCCTCGTTCAGTTCTAAAAATTTTAACATCTTGTATACCTCCTAATATAAATTTTTATTACACAGACCTATATAATAGTTAAGGTCTAGCAGCGACTTATCAAACGTCGAGATATCCTCGTTATGTATGATATTATGGTCACTGGTATTAGCTATCTTTTGATAACTGTCACCCTTACGTTTATATATGCCCCAGTATTTTTTATTATTGGTAGCAAAGACACGGTTAACCTTTTGAGTCTCGATATATTTCGTGTCTCCCTCCGCTCCGTATTCATAATACATAGCGTCGTAGGTACCACCCATTTTAGCTATGATTTGAAAAGGGGTTAAATCATTATTTTTATATGCCTCGATTACTGTTTCGTGTACTGGCTTATCATAGATGTAATAGTTTACTAATGCTCGGTCTATAATAGATAGTGAGTTTTGCATAAAGTTACCCCCTCTAAACTTCGCAAAACGTCCTTTAGCGTCTATCTTGCCGTCCTCAAACATCATAGCGTAGTTATTTACATCTCTTTGAGCTATCTTAATTACTTTATCTACGTCAAAAGTTAAGTTAAAGCGTCTACTAAAATCGTCCACGACTTCTTTTATCTTGTCGTAGTCAGCCTCGTTATACTTAACCACGATACCGTCAGTATTAGACTGTATCAGCTGAGTATAAGGAGCCAGTTCTAGTATTAACTGAGTCAATATAATTTGTCCGTTTATACAGATATTATTAGCTTGTAGTGGGTCGAAAAGGTTGTTATATTCACTTTTCATAGCTCCAAACGTTGCGTTAATAAGTATTTTGTAGATTTGTTGACGTGGGTCTTTCTTAGCTTTGTACATATATCTTGTATCTCGTAACTCTTTAAACTTTTGAGGCTCACTAGAGGCTCTACTCATATAATTATTTACGATAATAAGACTAGGGTAATAACTTGACACGTCTATATGTAGAAAGTTACCACTTGCGTTATACTTCTCTATCGCTCCGTGGATACCACCAAAAGCATATACGTGAGGTACACCACAGATATTAAGTTTTAACTTACGTGACTCTATCTCTTTATAGTCGCCACCACATCTATAGTCATACTCACATTTTTTAAAGAACTCTTTAACCTCAGTAGGTATGATATCCCAGTTAATATTAGGGTCGTAAACTATATGTAGTCTATCGTTTGTTGGCTTACGCTTTTCACATTTAAGCACTTTACTAGATAAAATAGCTCTTGTTTTCTTAACGTCGTTAACTGGTAACTTAAACTCGTTAACTATCTCAAACTTAGCTTGAAAATAGTCTTTTCTAAGTTTAAATAACATCTCAGTATCTTTAACGTCGTTTTTACAATAACCTATAAGCAGCTCTAACTCCTCTTTAGTACACGGTCTGTCTAAGTCAAAACTGATAGGAGTCTCTACGATACTCATACCTAGATTAGCTTGACTAGATTTAAGACCTACACCTAGAGGTAACTCTTGCATTACGTCCAGTGAGATTAAGTTAAGTTTGTAATTAACTCTATCTCCAGCTATAAGTCTTTTACTTATAGCGTACGGCTCGTAACCTAATAAGATACCAGCTAGTACTACGTCGTCATAGTAATAATTGTTAAAACCTACGAGGATAGACTTTGACTTTATAAGTCTATCCACATAAGATTTTAACTCGGCTGTATTGTTATGTATTACTCGATAATCTTCGCCCTCTTTAAAAACCATTATCCAGTCGTTTTTTAAAACTTCTATATCGTACGTGATTATCATAGTAAGCACCCCACGACTACTCTACTGGTGTTACTGTATAATTTGTAAAATCATTTCTTGTAGTTTGTTTTACGATAGCTTGGTTACCAGCTAAACCGTTTAATGTTTCGGCTAGTGTTTCTAAGCTAGTAAAAGCCTCTAAAGGTAACTCAAAACCAAACTCATAAGCTAACTTAGTGATACCTTTAATACTTCTCTCTGTAGTTTTTTCAGTAAAGAAGTAGTTAACAAAGATTAATCTACCGTCTTTGTCTCCACCCATAACACTAAATGTTAAAGATATCCAGTTAGTACCTTTATCGCTTTTACGTGCTGTTACCTCTTCTAATAGACAGTTATATTCACCATCTGGTAATTTTTCAAAATCACTGACAGAGTCAGTCGCTGGGTTAAACCCCTCCATAGTTTTACTTGCAATACTTAATAAATCGTCCATAATTATTTATCCTCCTTTACGATTTTTACTTCGTATCCTAAAGCCTTACTAATTTCAGCTATAGTCATTTCTTTAGTTTTTTCTTTAGTTATTTCGTCTCTATATACTAAACAATAATCTTCAATTGGTATATCTTCTTCTCTAGTAACACCCCTGATATCCTCTAAAATACGAGATATAAAGTACGGTCTATATACTTTTACGATATCCCAGTCGATACTGGAACAACCTACTCCTTTAAAATTATCGTCATAACTATTAGTACTCATAAAACCACCCTCTAAGCTAATTAAATCGTGTGGTTCGAATGTGGAATATTTATCCTCTATATACATATAAATACCTTTATTTCTTAAAACGACAATATCGCCATTTCTTAATTCTTTTAAAGTCATATTACTCGCCCTCCTTGATAACTTTTACCTCATAACCAAGAGCGTCGCATATTTCTTTTAATGTCATTTCTTTAACTTCGTTTTCTTCTCTCTCGAAAACTGTAGTGTAAGTAGGTCTCTCTACTTTAATGATGTCGTTATCTTCGTCGTTATGCTTATATCTTAAATCGTTTGATATGTCATTTAAATCAGCTAAGCAATTATTACTATTACTCATATTCATATCTCTAAAGCCCATATCAGCGTCTATAAATAACTTATCTCCATTACGTAGAGTCACTACGTCACCAGTTTGTAAGTCGTCTTTTGTAAAAGTAGCTAGTTCTATACTATCCTCTAAATACCACCAACATCTTTTACTAGGATATTTTTTATCTGTATTGCCGTCGTGTAGTCCTATGTATTCTTTATCATGCACCACTAAATACTGATTACACTTTATTTCAGCAATATATCCTTTTCCAAAACGTCCTTTAACCTTATCCCCTACTTTAAATTTATTTTTCATTTTTTACCTCTTTAACTTTCTTATACTCAGCACTACTAATTTTTAATCGTAGTGTCTTAATTTGTTCTTTTAATTTTTTGTTTTCTTCTTCTAATTCTCTAGTATCAAAGTGTAAGCATATAGCTAATAATATTAAGCCTCCAAACACTATGACAGCTATCAACCCCAGTATAAAATCTAATATTCCCATTACTCGGTTACCTCACAGTAGATAACATCATTGTGTAATATACAGTCATTAGGTAACTCAGTAGGCTCGGCACAACTACAACCTACGATTAAACCTATAAGAAAACCTACCCACGCACCTAGCATACAGAATACAAACTCGTCCATTACTCAGCCTCCTCAGTTTTCTTTAAAGGCACGGCTTTGATAGTTTTAGTTGGCTCTAATGTAAAAGCTCCTTTAACATTTTTTAAGATATCTAAAACTACTGGGTCTTTAACGTCAGCCTCTGTATAGTAGTCTCTTCTATCTACACATAGCTGTAAGTATGTTTGTCCTACTTTACGGCACTTGATACTCATATCACTACGACCCATACACATATTGTAGAATTTTTGCTCTAAGCTAGGTATCTCTACTGTTTGTTGATTTTCAGTTTTCTCAGCGATATGACTGATAAACACCACATTGTATGGTAACTGTGATAATCTAACCATTAATTTTTGCCACGTATTTTTAACATCACGATAACCTTTACCGTATGGTACCTCGCCCTCGTCGTCGACTCCATATTTTTCACATACATAATTTTGTAACATTACTTTAAAGTCGTCGATTAAGTCGATAATAATAGTTTTAAAATCGTGTTTACCCTCTTCAATTTCATTCAATACTTTTACAAAAGTCTCAAAGTCGTAAATCTCTACACTTGGAGTCGTTACTTTCTTAGCGTTCCCGTCTGTGTTCAAGATTAATGGGTTAGGGAATTGTCTAGCTAGGTAAGTTTTACCACTCATTGACTGACCCCATATAAAGAACTTAGTCGGCGTGATATCTTTTTCTTTTGGTTTGTTTGCTGGTAATAGTCCCATTATTTCTCCTCCATTTCACTTATTTTAGCTTCTAGCTCGTTTAATTCGTCAGTTAATTCGACTATTTTCTCTAGTAGTTCGTCGAAAGTATAATGTTTATAATCGAAATATTTTATATATCCAGTAGGTATCTCTATAGATACATTTTCTATAGATGTTCCATAATCTACATACATTACTTATCCTCCTTATTTAATTCCTTATAATCTTTATTTAGTGCTGTTTCATTGTTATAATAGTTAGCACCCTCTATAAAGTTGTGGATATATATGCTAGGCTTACAACAGTAGTCAGCGACTTTATTATTTGCATTAAGTACTTTTATAACAGTGGCTAACTCTTCGTCAGTAAGTTCTATATCGAACTCAGTCCAGTCGTCACAGCCACAGTTATTTATATGATATTTTTTCATTTCTCCTCCTTATTAGTTATTAAGATGTAACCTTTACGATTAGTCGTTTTAGTTACTTTATATTTGTTGTAAATTTCTTCGTTTTCTTCTTTTAATTTTTTAGTATCAATACTTACAGTCTCATAAGATGTAGGAGCTACTTTAGTTATTTTCATAGTCCCAGTATCAAAAGATATAAGACCTTTAGCCTCAAAGATGTCGTATAACTCCTCTTTAGCTTTTTTATATTGCTCCTCAACTTCTTTAAGAGTCTTTAACTGGTTTTCTAGGATAGCTACTTTATTAGTAGTAGCTACTAACTCACTACCAAAGAAAATGTCGTTAAACTCGTCCTCTGTAGCCTCGTTGTTTTCTCTTAAGAACTCAACAGCTTTTTTAAACGCTACGATACGTTCTTCGATTTGACTCCACAGTTTAGGGTCTCTATCAATAAACGCTGTCACGATATTATTTTCGTCAAACTCTAAGTTAAAATATGAGTCGTCATTTTCTAACTCGTAGTCGATACCTTTATAAAAGTCTTTTGGTCTTTTGTAACCAACTAAGATACATTTATCTACATTAAATGTCTCCATATAAAACTGACATTGAGGGGCATAATAATCGACATCTAGCTCCTCACCGAACGTCTTAACCTCTAATATTTGGTATCTAGCGTCACGGTCTAAGCCGTCAGTATTACCTCTATACATACGTACTGTATCTATAACAGTGTCCTCTAAGTAATTAGCACCCTCGACAGCGTTAATATAGTCTCTAATTATTGGCTCCATTAATTGACCGTATTTAGTAAACTCGTTACCTTTAAAAGTATTAGGTATGATACCAGCTTTCTCTCTAGCGAAGTCGTAGACACTCTTACTCCACTTAGCATTAAGCCCTAAGATATTTGGTAAGTCGCTACCTCCTACGTATTTATGACGGTCTACTGTTACGTTAGGGTTAGCCATTACTTATCTTCCTCCAGTAACAACTGACGCATTTTGGCAACAGCTAAAAGATTTTGTAAATCAAAAGCGAATTGATTTAATGGGTTATCCTCTATTTGAGTATCCTCTTTTTGAGTAACCTCTTTAAATTGTTTCCCTAAAATTTCAATAGTTTTTGTTTCAGCTTCCTTTATAATTTCTTTTAATTCTTCATAAGTATATGTTTTATCTTTGTTTATCATTTTAAATTTTTCTCCTCCCATAAATTAATATTAAAATCTTCTTTATTATCTAAAGCTCGATAAATGTCGACCTCGATAGTATTTTGAGTAACAAACTTATAAGCCGTTACTTTTTTAGTTTGTCCGTTACGGTAACATCTACCGTAAGACTGGTAGTACTCTGTGTAAGAGTCAGTAGGACTAAAATAAATAATTATATTAGCGTACGTAAACTCTACAGCCTCGCTACCACTTTTATAGTTAGCTAGTGTTACTGTATTTTTGATACTGTCCCACTCGTCTTTTTTAGGATAATTTTTTTCGTGTCCATTACAGACATATAATTTTTTGGAGATGTTTTGTTTTAATTCTTCTAGCTCTTCGTCGTAGTTGTAAAAGATAATTATGTTATCGGTCGTATTTTCTACGAACTCTTTAACATAGTCTGTCTTACTTTTTAAATTAGTATGTAGTCTTAAGCCGTGTCGTAGTTTCATTTGGTTGTCGTATAAAGTCTCGTCGTAGATACGGTCTTTTTTAATCACTTTATATATAGGACTAGGCTTAAAATGTATCTCCTCAAAAACTAAAGGCGGTAAGTCTGTAGCCTCGTCTTTACTTAAACGACGACTTATACTCTTCCACATATTTTTTAGTTTTGGCTCGTTTCTCCAGCCCAGTATTTCCATATAACCCATATCCATAGTTATAATAGCGTTATTACGGATAAACTGAGTTTTATTTTTAGTTAGTCCAAACATCTTAAAGTAATTAATTGAGTCCTCCCAGCCGTTCGGTACACACGTAGCACTCAGTAATATAAAACCGCTTGCTATCTTGGTTAACTCATAACCAGCTTTACCCCACTTACCAGTACTGTTTTTTAACCTATGACACTCGTCAAAGATTACAAAATAATCAGTAAACTCTTTATACTTTTTAGGTAGCATATTATAGCTGCACGTCTCGTACTCGATATGAGAATAATGTTCTTTTATTGTACGTTGCCAGCCACCCTCATTTAACTTAGAGGCTGGAGCTACGATAAGTAACTTCTTATCTTTAAAGTATGTTTGGTGGTGGTTTAACCCCATTATGGTTTTACCAGTACCAGTATCCATATCGTAGATAAAATTAGGCTTGACGTGTTTAAAATACTCTTCTTGATACTTATATAATGTTATCAATTACAGAACTCACGTCCTCGACACTTCTTGCTACAAAACTGATACCACCACTTTTACGTATAGCCTCGATATTTACATCTTGGAGTGGACTAGTTTTACCAGTCTCGTTTTTAATCTCGATACCTAAAAATCTACCTTTATAACATACTAGTAAATCTGGGACACCTACTTGACTAAACTGGTTACCGTGGTATTTAACACAGTAAGCACCTTTAGACCTTAAGTAAGCCTTTATCTTATTCTCAATACTTTTCTCTCTCATTTTTGATTTTATTTCCTTTTTATGGTATTATTTAGATATAAATAATTTGTCAAGATTATTTAATTGATAGCTTAACGTTGCGACCGTTAGCTATCTTTTTTAATTGGTCTTTAAAATCGTCGTTAACATAAACAATAGTACCTAAACAGATAACGCTTACAATACAACCTAAATAAGTAAGACTAGCTCCTATCATTAACATAACTATTAGATAAATTGACACTCCTACACTGCTAATTAAAGCTAACATCTTTAAAACATTTCCCCATTTTATTTTTCCCATAAATTATCCTCTTTTCTTTTTTAATCTACTCTCGATTATTACATTGTTTTGGTCGGCTACGATTTCGATTAATATCTTATATATTTTTTCAAAGTTCATATCCTAACCTCTTGTCCTTTCATTTTTCTATTACTGGCGTTTTGTCCAGTTTAAGACAAAATTAAAAAGTCTAAGTTAAAATAATCTTTTAATTGCTCAGCGGTGTTAATCTTTAACAGCTTACACAGATTAGCGACTTCGTCGAGATAGATACGTCTTTTATTACTTAACTTTGAGTTTAAAGTACTATAGTCCATATCCATATCTTGAGCGAGTCTAACATAACTGTAGCCGAGCTCTACTATTCTAGCTTTGACTTTATTTGTTTTAACCATTGGCGACCTCCTCTCTCGTTCATAAGGCGACTGGCGTTTTGTCCAGTTTTAACTAAAATATATAAAGGTAATTATTACCTTTTCTGTTAGCTTATTCCCTTATTGACAATATCAGTATAACAAAATCTAAAACGCTAGTCAAGGACTTTTCGCCACTTTTTTTATATAAATATAATATTTTATTGTTTTTTCGCCAGTTTAAGCGTATAATACTTGGTATAAACAGAGTGTTTTTAGCTGTAAAAAGGAGGTGTAAATATGGATATGTTTATATTTGCTAAGCGTTTAAAGGAGTGTCGCATTAATAAAAATGTCTCCGCTGTTGATTTGGGACGGGCGATAGGACTGGACGCCTCGACTATTCATAGATATGAAAAAGCCAAGTATAAGTCCATAAAACAGTCACGACTCGAGGATATCGCTAGTTATTTAGGTGTAGACAGTGACTACTTAATCGGTAACACAAACGAGAAGTATAACTATAAGTTACTCGAAAAACTAAAAGAAAAGCAAAATCTCGAGATAACCACTATACTCTACATAACTAAGGAGTTAATAGAACAAAATAACGTCGTGCTAGACGGTAAACCTATCCGTAAAGAGTTGTTAGAGCCTATATGTGAAAATATGGAGATTACCATAGAACTGGCACGACGTAAAAATAAGTAGACACTTGAAATAATACCAGTTAGTTTTATGATAGCCAAGTCTTAAATTTTGGTAAAAGACGTGGCTATTATATAGATTAAAAAGTGGCTATTTGTCCATGTTAAAAAATAATTACCAGACAAAAGGAGACGATTTAAAATGAAACGAGAAATAAAAGACGATAACTATACCAAACTAGGACGTAAAGACCCTAAACGAGTGGCTATCTATATACGCGTGAGTACCGACGAGCAAGCCAAACACGGACTCAGTTTACCGTCGCAACGTAAAACGCTAGAGGACTACTGTAAGAAACACGGACATAGAATAGTCGACACTTATATAGACGAGGGGTTAACGGCTCGTAAGACATTACGTAAACGTGTCGAGTTTAATCGTATGATAGAGGACGTAAAAAAGGATAAGATAGACCTTATTATATTTATAAAGCTAGACCGTTGGTTTAGGAACGTTCGAGACTACTACAATACAATGGACATACTGGAGGCTCATAATTGCACTTGGATAGCTACAGAGGAGGACTACGACCTTACTACATCTACTGGTCGACTTAATCTAAATATAAGACTATCTATATCACAAAATGAAAGCGACCAAACCAGTGACCGTATTAACTTCGTATTTGCTAATAATAGAGCTGAGGGACGTGTAGTTAGTGGAGCTTGCCCTTTTGGTTATAAGATAGAGGATAAAAGATATGTTATACACGAAGAGAACGCTGAGAGAGTTAGAGACATTTTCGACCACTTTACCAAACAAGGCTCGCTAATGAAAACATTAACTTACTATAGAGATAAATATAATAATAGACTATCTTATAACGCTATTAAAAAGTATGTAAGAAACACAGCGTATATTGGAGAGTACAGAACGGAAAAAGGCGAGTTAATCGAGGACTATACACCAGCTATTATAGACCGTGACACTTTTGAGTTCGCCCAAACTTTACTCAAGAAAAATATAAAACAGTCTAGAAACAATAGTGACCCAGCTGAGTTTATCTTTACTGGTTTATTGAAATGTGGTCTCTGTGGCTCTAACTATGCTAGAAACTGTAAAGTAAAACGAAACAGTAAAGGCGAGATAAAACAATACTATTATTATAGATGTTATAGAGTAGCTGGTATGAATTGCAATAATAAAACTACAGCTAACCAAGAAAAATTAGAAGAGGACTTGTTAGCTATGGTTAAGATAGAGGCTGAGAAGTATATAGCTGAGAATAAAATAAAAGGTACTAAGCAAGTTAATAAACCAGTCGATAACACTGGTAAAATAAAAACTAAACTTAAAAATCTTAGAGAGTTGTTTATCGACGGCGATATAGAAAAAGAGGAGTACCTACAACGTAAACAAAAACTAGAAAAAGAGTTAAACGAGAATATCGCTCTACTTAATAGTGCTGATACTCCAAAAGATACTAGACACCTAGAGGCACTTATTAACAGCGATTTCGAAACAATCTACCACTCCTTAACTAAAGAAAATAAGAGACGCTTTTGGGCTAGTATCATAGATAAAGCCTACGTTTTGGATAAGAAAATAGTTAAGATAGATTTTTTATAACCTCAGTTCTCATAAATGCACCTCTCCGTTTTGTCCTATATAACCCACTATACTACCTTCTTCAATATTAAAAGAGATAT